TCCTGTATCGGGAATGTTAGCGTAACCAATAAGCACCTTCGTTGGGTATGGTGCAAACGACAGGTTAGCAGAGCCTTTATCGTTGGCTTTAGCGACATTCAGATAGCGGAAATAGTCTTGTTGTAATGAGGTTGTATCAAATCCCTTGATTTGGAAATACTTAAGTTTTGTACCTAAAACCATAACTGTATCGTCAAATATGGTTGTATCGGTGTCAGCCGTAAAGCTGTTTTTGACTGCACCAGTAGAACTTCTAGCCCAACCTTTTGAGCGGTATTCAAAACCTAAATACTCTTGTGTGTTATATGGTGGCCAAATTTGGAACTTATCGCCTAGAATACGCCACCTAATGCGTGGGCCTGTGGAGATATAACCCGACTTTAGCCATTGCCATTGTTGGGCATCTTCAGGGCCAAGCATCTGCCAATGTTTCGTTTTGTCCCAATGCGTATTGTCCGTAATGGTTTCAAAGTCATTAGGTAATGGGTATTTGGTCTGTGAAAAGGTAAAAGTCACGCCTGCGTATGTACCGCTAGCTAACTGGCTCATCACAATAGTGGATAAGCCTGTGCCTGAGTTGTAAGTTACGCTTGACACATAGGTATCTTGATTGATGCCTGTGCCTGTAATCGAATAATTGCCGTTTAGGGCGGTAGCGTCACCAGTAACAATAATGTTATAGCTTTGGTCGCTAACTGTAGCACCTACAAAAGTAACTGCATCGGTGTAAAACCGATACTCCAACTGTAAGCCTTGCCAATCATATTCCTTAACCAAGTCATAGCCAGTACGATTCATAAGGGCTAAAACCTGTTGGACATCTTGGCTAGTATTACCAGCAACATAGGTAGGAATAGCAAGGTTTAACTCGCTAGTAGTCTGTTGCACAAGTTGGAGCATCGTTGATGACATATTAGACTTCCTCTACGACTTTTGGTTTACGAGTTCGGGTTTTCTTTTCACCAACTGCCGCAAGTACAGCCGCCATTTGTTCTTGCATTAAGGCGAGCTTCGCATCAGTTTCAGCCTTGATTTTAGCAGTTTCTTCGTCTTTTTTGGCAAGTTCTTGCTTTAGCTGATTAATTTCTTCATCACGCTTGGATGCTTCAGCCGACTCGCTTGCAAGGTTTAGAAACGATTTAGCCTTATCCCGAAAGGCGTGGGGTGACATTCCTGCAATCATTCCAATGCGTTGTAGCTGTAAATCTGACGCATTAGCGATGGATTCTACAGTCATAAACTTTACGCCCTTAAGTTCTTGGGCTTGGGATTGGCTAATTAATGGCCATTGTTCGACAGGCGTCCCAATTATTTCATTGCTGTAATCTTGGGTAGCTTGATATTGAAGCCATTGGCGGGGAAAACGCTGTTTGTGGCTTTCCTGTGCGTAGGTATCAATTTCCGTCAGGTTATCCCCAGCGACCATGATTCGTACAAAATCAAAGTCTTTAAATATGGGTCTGCCTGCTTCGTTAGATTCATGTTCTAACTTCATTGCTCGCTTATAAAACTTAACTGCTAAACGAGAATCTGCGTTTTGCTCATCGCTTTCTATTGCCATTTGTAAAACTCCTTAAGTGGTTAAGGTACTGCGGTTGAAAAGAAAAAGGGCTACCCCAATTACGAGATAGCCCCTTGTTTTTACTACAATTTCTGATTAAACGCTAGTTTTTCCAAACCAACCATAATCACCTGATACCATCGACTCTGCTGGTGCAATATAAGTGCCACCAGTAGCAGTTGCGGCAAAGGTTGAAGCATTAACAGTTACATCGGTTGCACCTGCGGCAATCGTGCCACCTGCTTTAGCAAATACATAACGCAAACCATCAGAACCAAAAGTTTGTGAGCCGAGTGGGCCAAAACTAGGGATTCCAATAACAGTCGTGCCGTTAGTGTATTCAAACGATTCAGGCGTGATTGTTTCTAAGTCAACGCCTGCAATGGGGAGTACTGAGTAAGCCATGATTGTTTTCCTTTACAAATTAGGTGGTCAAAATACCCTGCAACTGAGCGTTGCTGGTGGTTAAATTGCCTGCCCATCCGTAGAGCTTAACAATCGCATCTTGGTTAATGGCTTGACGCTCACCACCGATAGGTACGAAATTACGCTCTTTGTGTGGGCGGAAGAAAATGTAATTGGTGTTCAAGAGATACATATAAGTTGCAGTTTCTTGTGCTCCAATACCACCACCGAGTACTACATCAGCAGATGTACCGCCACCATAGAACTTGAGGGATGCGAAACCTGCTGCACCCGATTCTTCAGTAGTAATACGCTGAATTGCTTGTAATGCACCAACAAAATACTGATATGTGGTGTTACCAGCGATGTACAAGTCAGCCTTGTCTGTGCCACGAACCTGCTTGATGGCTGCTTCAGTCATCTTAGCAAGGGTGTTGGTAGAGGTTAGACCAGTAGTTGCTTGGTTCTGCCAGAAAGACCAGTTTGCACGATTGATACCACCATAAGTACCTGTGGTTGGAGTTGTAGAAACTGCGGCAGCTAAGCCGTCAATGTTCTTACCACCATTACCAGTACCATCACCATACAAATCGCCTGAAATGCGGTTCAAAAGACGAGCTTCAGAAACTTGCATACGACCATCTAACAGGTCAATGATTGCTTCTTTGCTTGAGTTTTGGAGCATTTCTAGACCGCTCATTGTTACAGCAGCAGCGTATTGAGCAATTTTGAACTGAGCAGCCGAGATTGGGCTATCAGGAGCAATGTTCAATACTTCATATCCGCTATACGAATTAGCGTTGTTGGTATTTGGGTCGTTGTACATGATTTCTTCCAAAATCACATTACCACCCGAAAATGGGCGTACATTGCCCTTTGAGTTAAGTCTTTGCAGAATCGCATTGTTCTGCGTTAAGTTATCAGCCAATTCACCGCTACGACTTTGAATGGTTGTAGCGATAATATCGGTGATTGCTGAGTTAGCAAATGCCATGATATTTCCTTTTTAAGTTGATTAAAGCCTACCGCTCTCTGCTTCAGCCATTTGGGCCATTAGTAGAGAACGCCTGTCCTTTGCTTCGACTTTCGCTTGTGTTCCGTTAGGAGTAACGGATTTTGGGCTAACAGCCGTTGCTTTAGCTCTTGCTACTTGTGATGCCTTAGATGCTTGCGTGGTAGCTTGTTTTAGGAGTTTTTCCTGTTCAAACTTCCATGCTTCATCGTTCATACGCACCGCTTTGGCGTAAGCCGTTTCAAGGTCTTGGGCCTTACCTAGCTCAAGTAGTTGAGCCATTTCTTCCCTAACCATATCAAAGTGCGGAAACCGCTCCTTGTTGCTTCTAACCCGTTCAATTTCATTACTTAAACGAGCTTGTTCCTCTTGCTCAAACCGCCCTTTTATCGTGCTAACCTCTTGATTAACTTGATAAAGTTGTTGCATTAACTGTTGAGTATATGCGTCAACTGGTTGTTGCGGTTCGGTACTTTGATTTAAGTTTACTCCATAATCTTGTGCAAGTCTATGAAACATCTGTACTTTTTGTTCATAGGGTGCTTTGGTCAATACCATGTGGGCACGACCCAAGTTGTTTATCCATGCGGCAGGGTGTATTCCTTGTGATTGGAGTTCGGGGATAAACGGGTTAATTGCTTCCTCAAGAGCCTTTGCTCGTTCCGCTTCCGCTTTATATACGCTAACGCCCTTTTTAAATTCGTTCTCTCTTTGGTTGAGGTATTCAAGATGTTTTTTGCTTTCTTCTTTTGTTAATGTTTCGCCTTTGGCTATCTTATCCCAAAGAGGTAAAAGGTCTTTCTTCCAAGTTGTAGGCTTTGGTATATCGCCAATCTCAGGCTGTTCTTCGGGCTGTTCGGGTTCAGCCGTATCTTCTGCAATATCCGTAGAGCTTTCTTCCTCTGCCACCGCTTCATCTTTAGCGACAAACTGTCCCTTCTCATTGCGAGCAGGTTCGTCTTGAGGTACTTCCTCTTGCACTTCCTCATGTTCTTCCTCTACGGGTTTACCCTCATCTTGTGGCTCTAAGACTTCCTCTAATGCGGATTCCAACATCTCTCTGCGGTCTGCCATGATTGCTCCTTAACGATAGTTTAGTTTGGCGTAAGCAAGCTCGGCAATCTTGCGTTTACGGGTTTCTTGCTCTTTACGACTAAGCTCTACAGGCTTGTGTTGCTTGGGTACATCGTTACCTAACTCAATCATTCGGTGCTGTTTAAGATGTTCTCTGTGATGACTTCGGCTTTTAATCCATGTGCCATCAACCTGAGATACATAGCCATCAATGTCAGACATAACCATTGGGGATTCTTTGGCGACCATTTCTTGCTTTTGTTTCCATGCTTCTTCAGCTTCGGGTGTACCTATCTGAAACCCCCAAAAGTCTAGGTATTTCTCTTTGTCAGACTTGGTTTCTACATGGTTACTTTCGGTATATCCGCACTTAGGGCAAATACTCATAGTTTCTCCAGTAAATGTGGTAATTTGTGCCAATCGTGTTTTTTTAGCGGTACAACAGAGTCATACCATGTTGCATTTTTCCAACGCCAACAGATATAGTCATCTTCAGGCAATAGTAGGAAACATTTAACCCCCAATGCACCAGCAAGGTGAGCCGTAGCGGTATCGGGTGCAATCACCGCTTTCATAGACTTCATGTGGCAAGCAGTCTTAAAGAAGTTTTCTTTCCACCCGTCAGGGGGTAAGGGTTGAAATATATCGTCTGTAGCTAGATTTAAGGAATAGACATCGTTACCTAGCATTTCACGCAATATGGTGACATCAATAGATTTAATGTAATGGAGTGGCCCTGTACTGGCGTGCCAGTTAACCCCTACCTTACGCTCAATATCGCTAGGAATGGCGTTTAAATAGCCCTCAGAGCCTACAATCTTCTCTCGGCTAATAGGGAATGACTGACGCACATACATAGGGGCGTGTAAGGCGAAATGGGGCAAGCTCATGCTACCTACCCAATAATCGGCTTCTAGTGGTCTGCCTTCATCTCTAACGCAAGAAATGGTGTCTATACAGTCCATCTGCCCTAAAAGCTGCATGACGGACTTATGGCACATGACTGATACTTCTTTAGCCCCCCAAGCTTTGAGCATTGGTAGGAATCGGGAGAACTGAATAATGTCCCCAAAACCTTGTTCCATCTGCACAGTAATGTGTTTGCCGTACAGTCGTTCACCATTCCATTTGGGAGCTTTTACCCATTTGTCCCATTTTTCACCCGATGCTTCTCTGGTCTTGGGATGCCATCGAAACTCATAGAGCCGAAACCCTGATTGGTAATGCCCCATGTGGAGCAAGTCTAGTCCTTTTTTATATTGCCCGAAAGGTGTCATAAAAGCATCAGTAAGGATTCTTCATCATCCAACTCAGCTTGTCGCTGGGCTTCGAGAATCGCTAACTGTGCCGATATATTGGCTTGTTGCTTTCTGAGTTCTACCGCCCTAGACAACTTACTGCGTTGGTTCTCAAGGTAGGCAATAGACTGCTCTAGTTCTGTAGTATCAACTGGCGGTGTACCAGCCTTAACCTCTTGAATAGATTGTAGTTTATTTTGTTTCTGTTTAGCAACAATTTTTGGTGGGTCAACCAAATCTTTAATCTGTTGTTTTCTGCGTATCTTAGACTCTTGTTGGGCTTTGTATATTGCAAGCTGTCTAGCCCTAATCTTGGCATCAATTCTCTTAGCTCTGCGGATTTCTTCAGGTGTAAAGCCATCATGGGTGTCCATTAATGATGGCGTTGGAGGTACTCCGCTTATCTGGAAAGCGTTGTTTTGGAACGCATTAGCCTGAAAAGCAGTTTGAAACATTAGAATGTCCCGCCTGATACCCCTACAAAAGTAGTCGCAGTAATGGTTGTTCCAGTAATCGCTGCTGGTGCTGTATTCCCAATTACAGGGGGGCTAGATAAATCAAGCGTTCCACCAAGCGTTAAACTTCCAGTAGTGGTGACTGTGCCAGTTAAAGTCAATCCATTAACTGTGCCTGCACCGCTTACGCTAGTGACACCTGTATTACTTATGGTGATTGACCCTGCACCCTCAGTAATGCTGATACCTGTGCCATCGGTTAGATTGGCGTTCTTCCATACTCCAACAGGGCTGGTAGTAGCGTCATAAATTAAGACATTACCGCTTTGGGGCGAGGTTATCCGTACATCGTGTAGTTCGTCTAGTTCGTAGCCGTTGTCAATCTTGACATAGATAGAACCGACAATGTTATCTACACGCTCTACCCATCCAATAACAACTAATTGGTCGGGGGCTTGGGGTTTTGTGGTTGTTACCGCACCCGCAGTTGTAGGCGATAGATAAACTGTAGCACCTGCGGTTAAGCCTGTAGTGTTTAGCTTATACAAAGCACCCGATACGATAATGAAGCCTTCAGCACCGCTAGTCATGGTTTCAGCTACAAGACCAATCGTGCCAAATGATGTGGCTTCTACATCTGCCCTAGCTAGTTTGACAGCGACTCGGTTGCCTTGAGCACCTGAAATATAGACCGCTTGACCTTTAGTTAAAGTCGTACCGCTATCGTTGTAAACCCTAGCTAGTTCTTGAGTTCCTACCTGTAAGTTAACATTACCGCCTTTTAAGGCAACAATCGGTACTCCATCGCCATCATCCCAAGACATTGTGCCGACTGTGGTAGGTACTGTGGCAGGTGTGGTATCTAGTCCAATAGAATTAGCGTTAATCACATTGCCGTTATCGTCAAGTGTGACTGTGCTGTTTTGGATTAACTTGCCAGTTGTTAGGTCAAAACGAGTAATGGCGTTATCGGTAGCAGAAGCAGGGCCAACCACATCTCCACCTGCTGATGGGCTAGTGTTGGTTACAGTAAAGTTAGGATAAGTGCCACTTACAGAAATTCCTGTACCACTAGCAATAGCTACAGTTTGGTCAGGGGCAGTATTGGTTACAGTAACCGCACCAGTTCCGCTTGATACCGATATTCCTGTACCAGCCACCGCAGAAGTAACGCCTGTATTGGTAACAGTAAATGCAGGGTATGTGCCTGATGTTGATATACCAGTTCCACTAGCAATACTAACTGTTTGGTCGGGTGCTGTATTAGTAACTGTAAAGTTAGGGTATGTACCGCTAGTCGATATACCTGTACCTGAGTTCAATACAACTGTTTGGTCGGGGGCGGTGTTCGTAACAGTAATTGAGCCTGAAGTGGTAATTGGGCCACCCGATACACTTATTCCTGTACTTGCGGTTAAATTTACGCTTGTGACTGTCCCTAATGGGTTTGTAGCCCATGAAGTATCTGTTCCGTCAGTAGTTAGGTATTTGCCTGTATTGCCTGTCTGTGATGGGACTAAAGCATTAAACGCAGCATTAGCTGTAGTTTGCCCTGTACCGCCATTAGCTATATCAATCGTACCTGTTAGGGTATGGTCAGCGTTCCAATCACTAGGGCGTACAAGACTTGTATCCGCTTCGTCAGGGATTGTGCTGACTTTGCTATGTTTGACTGTAATAGCCATTATTGAACCCCTACAATTTTGCCGTTCTCATCTCGTACTACTTGCTTGGGTTGGCTTAACTTATCAATCAAAGCGGCTAATACTTGTGCCATCTGATTATTAGAGTTTTGCATATTCTCTATAACGGGTTGTAAAGGATGGTTTGCCATGTCGTGATACCCCATTGTGTCTTGCATAATCTTAGCCTGCTCAACTGCTTCGGTATATGCTTCAGTCCCGTCAGTAAAGCCTGCACTAATTCTAGCGGTTTCAATTTTAGTGCTGTTATCAAGGTAAGCCAACAGAATGTCTTTATTGTTTTCCATCTCGGCTTTCATCTTATCCAACTGTGCTTGCATCTCAAGTTCACGCTGATTGCGTTGGTCTTCTAACTGGAACTTAAGCTGATTCTCTTGGGCTTGGAATTCCTGTTTAGCCTTCTCAGCTTCGGTTTGAGCCTGAAGCTTTTGTACCTCAAGCTGAGATTGAACCTGCATTTCAGCCTGTTTGGCCTGCATCTGCATCTGCAACTTCTGAATTTCAACAGGCGGTGGTTTAGGCTGTCCTTCCATCGCCTTAGCTTTATTTCTAAATTGGTCGGCAGTTTCATCAATTAGCCCTTCCATGCCTTTACCAGCCTTAAATGCCGTTACTCCAAACTTTAACATTTCCATCAGCAATGGGGTTAGTTCGGGGGCTTGGGTAGCAACTGGCAACGCTTGGTTCATAAACTGGCTTAACGCACCTAAGAACTCAATTCTGTCGGCTTTTTCTTGTTGCTCGTCTTGGTAAATCATCGAATCGCTAGTAACTTCAATACGGAAGTTCTTAGCTGGTTCGTCTTTTAGGAGCTGTAAGGCTTGCGGTACTAACTGTTGGTCTTGTGGGCTTAGTTGCATTGCACCACTAATCTTAACAATCGTATCGTCAGTAAAGTGTTTGCAAATAATCTGAGCCTTGATACTTAGGAGTTCCGTAGCAAAGTCCACTACTGCGTGTTGCATGGTCTTAAGTCTGCCTGCTGCATTATTAGACTTAATTATCTGTGCCCCTAGTGTTTCATTGGGGTCGGTCTGCCCACGCTGAATGTCGGCAATACCCATAATCTCGTAAATCTGACTCTTAACTTGCTCCATTGCTTGATAGCACATAGTCAAGGCTTGGGCGATTGGGGTTATATCTACAAGGTCAATAGCCCCTTTCATGCCTTGTTTTTCAGCAAAAGCAGCCCAGTTCTTAACTGGAATCAGGGTATTGTTCTCACCTTCAGAGAATAGTCGGGCAAGGCTAGGTTCGGAAGCATCATAGACACCCCGTACTTTTAATGCGTTAATAAAGCCATCTATGCGGTCAGCAAGCGTGTCTAATTGCTTGGCTTGGTCTTGGTATAGAACAAAGTCAGGAATCGGCTCTAGGCTGTCTGTAGTCAATGTAGCGTACATTGGTTTTGGACATGGAAAGAATCCCTCTAATTGTAATGGGTCATCCTTTTCATCAAGGATTTCACCCATAGACTTGCTAACCCAAAAGACTTTGCCTTGTTCTTTATCCCAAATCTCATAAATACAGGCTTGGAAATGCTCGGCAGTCATCTGTTTGGTAGCCCATTTATCGCTATCAGGCTTGGTATCTAGGGGGATTTTGCTACCAACTTCTTCGCCAAAGCGGTCAATCAGAGCTTGTCTGCTCATATAGACTTTACGCCATACGGCTGTTACTTCTTCCCAAGTCCTGCCAACAGTATGGCCAAAATCACGCCAATGGACATAATCAACAGGGGCACACTCATATTCAATGCGTTCTTCCGACTCCACCAGTTCAGCGTTTTCCGTTTCTGCTTCATCGGCATCCTCTGTTATTTGTAATCCGTTACCTTCATCTTGACCTGCTAGACCATCTCTTGTGGCACTTTGCTCTGCAACAATGTGTGGTTCGTAGCGTACCCATGCCGTTCCACGACCACCTAATAAGCGGTCAAGAACTGAGTTATCCATAGCGGAACGATAGTCATGGTAATGCTCAACCTCGTACTCTAAAGCCCGTTCTAGCATCATAGAAGCGACTCGACCAATAGGGTCGTTATCTCTAAATCTACGGCTTACATCGGGGCGAGGAAGTCTAGCAAAGATGGCAGGCTTGATAACCTGAACATTTGACCAAAGAATATTAAAGCGAGCATTGGGGTTATTACGGGTACGGCTGTCATCACGATAACGCTTAATGATTCGGGGAACTCTAGCTTCCCATTCCCTAAATGACTTGTCGTATTGGGCTATACAGTTATACCAGTCCTCATAAGTCTTGTTAAGCGTATCTTGCATGGTTAGTACCTTTGATTAGTAATGCGTGGCGTAGATTTCCACATTTCTTCTAATGTCACTTCATTCTGTCCAACAGTAATGCCACGAATCGGTGCGTTTTGTCTTGCAATTTCTGATTCGTCTTGCCAAGCCACAGAAAGCATCCTAAAAGCATCCGCTCCATGACTTGTCCAATCATGTCTAGGCTTATCTCGAAATACTTTCTTATCTTCATCGTATTCCCTTTGGTACTGTCGCAAACATTCAATGCCTTCTTGACACTTCATTCCATCAAACCAAGTCCTAGCTAATGCCATTCGTGTAGCTTGTATGCCGTCTTGAAGTCCAAGATTAGGTACTATTTTAAACAAATTACCACTTTTTTGGGGTAATTTATCAATTAATTGTTCGATTATGCTCTTTCCACCGCTTGCCAAAGTCTTGGCTCGTGCATCGTGAGGTAGCCAATGTGTGCCATATTCGTATGGTCGTTCTTTAATTTGGTTAGCGTAATAGACAATCGGTTGCCCATGTGCTTCGTGGTAATCCAATACCCGTATCTCTCCATGTACGACTTGATACCACCATATAGCCGTAGCATCGTTATAGCCTAAGTCCCAAGCAGTATGGACAGGGAATAGGGTATCGCACTCAACTTTGGTGATTCTGTCAGCATCGGTAAGTAATCGCATTTCAACGCCATATATAGCACCCAGTATGGCAGCTTCAAAACTACATTCAAACTCTTGTTGGTACTGGTCAATAGTCATCAGCTTTAATGCGTCATCCAGTTCTTCTTGGTCAATGATGTTGGTTTGGCTTGCCCGTAATACTTTGGAATACCACTCATTAGGGTTTAGGGTGGCGTACTGGTATATGTCGTAAAAGGTATTGTGACCCTTTGGTGTACCAATAAACACAGCCCAACCCCGTCTATCGGATAGCAATGGGCGAATGACCTCACCCCATAGACTAGGCTTTGTGTCGGCCATTTCGTCAATAATTACGCCGTCGAGGTAGTTTCCACGCAAGCTGTCAGGAGAATCGCCACCAAATAGCCTTATGCGTGAGCCATTCATAAGCTCTACCCATAGTTCTGAAATGTTATGGTTGACCCGTACAGGCTCGGAATACCGCATCAAATAATCCCAAGCAATAGACTTAGCCTGAGCGTAGTACGGGGCTATATAAGCGTACCTAGCGTTATCTTTGCCCTCGTTAATAGCTCGTAGCAATAAGTCGTTAATACACGCAACAGTCTTACCACAGCGTCTATGAGCAACAATCACAGCCCAACGCTGTTGTCTAGTGTGGAAATCCCAAAATACCTTGCGTGGCCAGTAATCTATTTCATGCTCTAGCTCGTCAGAGCAGATGGCATTTTCCATGTAACTGTGTGCTTAATAGGTTGTTTTTGGTCGCCTGCCACTTCAGTACGGGCAAGTTTAGGCATTGTGTATTCAAGGGCTTTGAAATAAAGGTCTAACCGCTTGGCGGGGTCGTCTATCTCATTTAGCCATGAATCAAGCTTATCTGCGTTAGCAGAGGTAAAGGCTGCAATGGCTTGTTTCACCTCAATGGTGACCTTATTAGACGCTCCTGTGGGCCTTCCAGCCCCTTCACGCCTACCGCCTTTGATAGATTTTGATTTTTTATCATCCATACTTATCCAAGTGATTGATTAAGTTAGGGTAATTCTATATTACTTTTGTTTCTTTTGTAACTGTTCTTTAATTATTTCTTTGCGGGTTGGTTTGGCTTGTGCGAACTTAGCGTTGAGATTATCAACGAGTTCTTGTGCCCAATGTGGCTCAGTAGGTTTATTTGCTTGCTTCATACACTTCCTTAGTTATTTTACCAGCTTTAAATTCTTCTTCCAAAGCGTTACGCAGTTGTTTTTCAAGGGATTTTGTATCAAGTTTTGGCAACCCTTCTAATGTTGATATGCGGGCCTGCCCTTTACCTAATGAGTTATCTACTACTGCCATACGCACATTAGGATTGTCTTTATAAATATCCATTAATTGCGGCATAACTTCTTTGCTTCCAGTATGGGTACGAATATGCTCTTTTAATGGTACTGTGCGGCCTGTGCCAAAATCAGCAATTTGACGCATAGCCCTACTAAGTGAGCCAAGTCTTAAAGATTCTACAGGGTCACGATAGGTATAAACCAAATCTACTTTGCGGCCAGCTTCTAAAGCTTGGTCAATCTTTTTGCGGGCAGATTCCAGTTTGTTCATGTTAGTGTCATAGACTATTTCAGCTTGTCTAGCAACATTTGGTAGAGTTTCGCCTAATGATGAAGTCTTACCTGCACCTGTACCACCGCCAGTAAACAACACGCTTGCGTTTGGTTGGGCGGGTTTTGCTAATAAATCAGCATAGTAGCGTTTAATAAAGGCACTAGCAGGTTCGTGTACATTTGCCGACAATGTGCGGTTTTTTAGGTAATCTTCGCTAAGTTCTCTAGCAATGTCAGTATTTAATACTTTACCGCCTTGTGAGTCTTTCAAGGCTTTGTATTGTTCTACAAGGCTTGGGTAGTCTTTATCTAGCCTAGTTTGTAATCTCATGCCAATTTCATCTAATGCAGGAGCTACAGTTTTTGGTGTTCTTCTAAGGGTATTTGCTAGTATTGCGGCAGGTGCAGCCATAGCAGCAATGTTTACTGGTTCGCCAGCTTGGCGGCCTTCAAGGTATGCGGCTGCGTTAGGGTCTAGCACCGACATATTAGGCTGTTGGGGAAAACCTGCGGCAGATGATAAAAAGCCTTCTGCGTACCCGCCCTGTGGTTGTGGCACAGTTTTATTGGGCATTTGAGGGTAGCCTACAAAAGCACCACCCTGAAGCCTTAAAAGCTCTGCCATCTTAGACATTTAAGCAATGTCCTTTTGGAACTTATTAAAGTGGGATAGTAGTGCAGCTTTACGCTTTTCCCGTTTAGATTGGTTCTTTTCTAAGGTTGTTTCTTTGTGCGGTTGCAACAAAGAGTTCTCAGGTTTAATCTTTTCTTTTTTAAACATTACATATCCTTCATAGCGTCAGCAATCATTTGCCTGCGGGGTTTAGCGGTCTTGGCGGATTCTTTAAAGTCTTTAGCGGATGGTCTGCCTTCCTCGCCAGCTTTCTTCATCTTTTCGCCTGAGCCAGCCTTAATCCTAGCCCTCTTGCGGTGAATATTGGCATAGAGTCCGTCTTTCATGCTTTCTCCTCAATATAACGAGCATAAGCATCTTCTAGCTTAGATTTGCGGTTGCCTTTGGCGTTTTCCCGTTGTACTGACAATGCAATCGCTACGGCTTGTTTCTTAGGTTTGCCAGCTTTCATCTCAGCTTTGATGTTCTTGCCGACTGCTTCCTTACTGCCTGATTTCATTAATGGCATAAAATATCCTTTTATTTCAAAAACTTAAGTTTATAAGTCGTGGTGTTAATCAGGTCAGCGATTTCATCAATCAAGTTCTGTAGTTCAGAATCTTGCGGTAAATCTTGGCGGGCATCGGCAACAAAGTTTTGTAGGGATTCTAGGTATTTGAGCGGGTCTTTGGGTTGGTGGTACACGCTTGGGAATGTCGTGAACTTGCCGTATTTGCCCATGTAGGCTTCAGCAAACGCATCGGTTACTTCTACAATGCCATCGTAATACTCGCCCAAAGCGATGTGCTTGGAATAGGAATCGGTGTTCCAATGAAAAAAATGCGTATTAGTCGCAGAATGTAGTAATGTAGCTACAAATAATGCACAGTTTTCCATTGAAATCTCCTGTATTTACCCAATTATATTAGGTTTTCTGCAAAATCCATACACTCCAATACGGATATTCATTAAAAAAGTTAGTGTCTTTATCGGCTGTTGGTTTGTATTTAGACCTAACAAATTTGTTATAAGCTTCTACATCAAACATAAATCCATGCTTGGCAAACAGTCTATACCAGTATTCAATCGGCTGAATATTCACATGGGTCGGGTCACCCATGTACATCTCTTTGGTTTCCCCATCTTTTACTGCGTCTAAACAAATAAACACACGCCCTGTTTTCTTGATAATTCTTGAAAATTCTTGAAGTATGGCATCCATGTGTTTTTCAGGGATATGTTCTAAGACTTGGGCGGTATGCACCAAATCAACGCTTTCAGTTAAGGCGGGGGTGTCAGAGATTGAGCCACAATGCAATTCGTTGACATAGAACCCAAAGTGGGTACGACCATGCCCAATCATGTATTCATTTAAATCTACCCCTAAAACACGCATATTGAGCTTTTGAAAGCCTTTTAGGATAGAACCACACGCACACCCAGCATCTACTACAAAGCCTTCTCGTGGCGTTTTACAGGCTTCTGTGACCATTTTGGCGTATTCCTCTTGCCAATAGCCATGCCCAAGATAATCTAAACCAGCATCTTTATGCTCGTCATAGTAGTCTTTGGTGTACTCCGTAACTTTAAGATTGTTCACTAACACGAATTAGTCCTATGGTTCTAAGTGCAGCTTCAGGTGAATCAACCCGACTTAGTGGGCCACCCTTCCAGTTCGCAATAAACTTTAATTGGTCTGCGGTGAATTTGGCTTTGGCATCCCGTTTTACTTCCATCAAGATTGTTTCTCCGTTAAAGCACACCATTAAATCGGGGATTCCTCGACCAACCATAGATAAAATATAGACATCAGCACCCGCATCTCTTAGGGTTTTTACTATTTCGGTTTGATTTATGTCAGTTCTTTTAGCGTATGCCATTGTTTATTAACAATATTCGGTTAATATATGCTAACTTTATCACGATTAGGGTCGTATATGGCTAAAAATCAGTATGGTGATTACATTAGTGATGACATATTTATAGAGAAATGGCAAGAATATCCTAGCCCTACGGCATTGGCAGAACACTTAGGCATAGGTGTTCGGGCAGTTATGAATCGTAGGCGGTCAGTTGAGATAAGACACAACATAACGCTAGCAACCGACATTAGTTACAAAGTAGAAAAAAGCAAAGAATATATTGAAAGAGCTAGAGCAGAAAAGGCAAAACGCCAAGAATTGTTACAAGAACGATTAGATGCCACTACCCATAGCGTTAGACGGGGTATGGAGCTAGAAAAGGGTCGGGTCATCATATTTTCCGATGCCCACTTTACCGATTGCACTACTACAGGGTTTAAAGCCTTAATCAAGTTTATAGAGCATTTCAAGCCCAAAGCCATTATCTGTAACGGAGATGCATTTGATGGGGCTGTATTGAGTCGTTTTCCAAAGATTAACTATGACCGCCAACCTAGCGTTTTAGACGAACTGAACTACTGTAAAACGCATTTAGACGCTATTGAAAAGGTAAGACCATCGGGCTGTCGGCTGATTTGGACACTAGGTAATCACGATATGCGTTATGAGTCAGCTTTGGTGGCTCGTGCCCCTGAGTTTTCGGGGGTGGATGGCTTTAACCTAAAGTACCATTTCCCTCATTGGGAAACTTGTTGGTCGTTTTGGGTCAATGAGGATACTGTAATTAAACACAGGCATAAAGGCGGTAGATACGCAGGCTATAACAATGTCCAAGCCAGTTTTAGTAATATCTTTACTGGGCATACCCATGTCTTGACTCTCAGTCCAATATCAACTTTTGACCAAAAGACTTACTGGGGTGTGCAAACAGGTACTTTAGCGGATGTCAACGCAGATAGCTTTAGCTACACAGAGGACAATGCAAAAGATTGGCGACAAGGGTTTGTGATGGCTTCGTGGGAGCGTGGTCGCTTGCTAATGCCTGAGATGATTCAGGTATGTGGGGAAAACGAGGTAGAGTTTCGTGGTGAGATATTAGAAGTATGAAAATAACGCCCAAGATTATCGAAAACATTTATGCAATGCTGTATTGCTGCGAGCCGTTTGCGTCTTGGGATTTGCCCCTACCTGAAGAATGTAAGTTTATTGTGGATAGCGACTTTGACGCTATGGGCACATATTTGTATGACGATGGGGAGTCCCACGCCCATACGATTACTATATCTGACGCTAGGTGTGGGCATTTAGACACAGTAATTAGGACTATGGCCCATGAGATGATTCACGCTAGTCGGTGGAATACTGCCACCCAAGCATGGACTAAGCACGATAAGACTTTCAGGAATCGGGCTAAAGCGGTGGCTACCGAGCTTGGCTTTGACCCATTAGAGCTTTGACTATACCTAGTAAGGTATCGAACTCAACTTCGTGGTATCGCTCAAATCCCTTTGCTCCGAGTCCATGCACACCTGTAGCACCTCGATGATGTTCGGGACATAAGGGGAGAATTGGTGCTTCTGACCGCTTTCCACCGAATCGTCTGACATGGTGAAGCTCTGCGGGGGTGTCATTGAAGCCCAAGTGGTAGCATAAGACGCAACCAAGTTTTGCAATATCGTCATGGCGTTTTTTATCCTTTTTGTTCATTGAATGTTTGCATCTTTTTGCAATATATCTTCTAATTCTTGAGCGTAATCTGTTATGTCGCAACTTAACAAATAGGCTTCAGTAGAGTCATTTTTAAGTTTTAATTCATGCACCCGTTTAATAGTACGGGTTAGGTCTAAGAATATTTCAGCAAATTCTCTCATCGGGTTACTCTTTCAATGTTGCGGTTAGTGGCTTGTTCGCTTCTCCATGCTTCAAACTTCATTTGTGCAATAGAGATTTCTAACTTTAGCAAGGCTTCTTTGGCGGTAAATTCGTCAATTAAATCACAATGGTCTTGGTATTCTTGAGATGCGTAGGCTTCCCGCTCCTGACCGCCAAGCGATTGCTCTGAGCTTTTTTTCATCATAATTGATTTAACGCTGCTTTTTGATGATTCTAAGCCAGCAAGCCTGCCTTTGGCCCAACTGTATTCTTCTTTAATACTGTCAAGTTTATTAAAAACTTCTTGAATATCTATTTCCATATTTCCCCCTAAAAAGTGCATTTAACAATGTATTCAGCGTCATCCAATTCCTGAATTTTTAAGTTGTAGCAATTATCTTTAATTTCAAAACGATTATCCCCGTCAATACTACCTTTAGGTACATAATTCGCCATTTTGTAAAACCTATCTTTTTCTACCATTCCTAAAACCCAAGCCTTGTCGTATTCATTTGTTACCCTTACAAAACAATAAAAATCACATTTTTGTTTAATGTTGTAAGCTGCTACCGAACACTCGTAATACGGCAAAGGTACAACTTTGGCCCTTTTACTTTTGACATCAACAGTTCTACTATCTTTTAAAACAATGTCATAGTCATAGGTGTTTGCTAGTTTGCCGCCAATAATAGACCACGCAGCAAGTTCTCCTAAAAAACCAATAACATTGCCATCTCCGTTAGAAATGCTATTGCGTAAAGTGCCCATTTCTTTAGCTTTTTTGTGAGCTATTTCACGCATTTGGTCAGTTATTAAAACTTGCCTAATCAAACCACTCCCCCCAGTTTCCTTTGTTATTGCGTTTCCATTGTTCAACAAAGCCATTTAGTAAATCACTATCAATTTGGTATTTTGATAGATATTCTCTAAACTTTGCTAACCCCCATTGATGTCGCCACTTGCATAGTTGTCTGACACCGCATTGGTATTTATTCAATCTCCATACCCATACGCATCATACATTTCTTCTTTAAGGTTTCGTAGCTGTCATACCCGTTACCTAGTATTCCTAGTTCTCTAGCCTTGTTCTCAATACCTTGTTGGCTAAACATCCATGACCTATCAACCTTTGGCTTTGGCGGGGTCATATCCAAAACATCCTGAAATCTAAGCCCGTTAATCCACGATGCGGGGTACGGGATATAGTCTATTTCGGTTTGTTTAATCTGCCAGTATCTTAGGTGTTTGGGCAAGGCTTCTAAGGCTTCACGCTTTTCAAGTTGCGTGAGCTTAGACCAAGCGTGTTCAGCTTTCTTTTTAGCCACTTTTTTGGGCCAATACATCCAAAATTTCTCAAACTCCACACATCCCCCTATTTTGTTGCAAGTATATAAAGTCCAATATTACTAAATGCGTAACCGCTATATACAACTGCCATAGCTGTATTACCTTTAAAGCCCTGTTCTATACCTATATAGGCATAAATAAGCCCCGTCACAATAATTAGCCAAGCACTCATTAGAAAGGTGCGTCAGGTAAATCAAGTTTTTGGGCTTTTACAAACTGGTATGACCAATCGGTATAAGTCTGAGTAAGGTGTACAGCTTCGTGCTTAGTCTTAACTGTACGCATTAATTCGCCATTTTCGTCATAAATCTTGTAATGACTATAAGCATTAAGTCTGTCTTCAGTTGTAAATGTAGTCATTGCAAAACTCTTGGGCTAGGTGGGCTTGGTGGATTCATCGGTACTGTATAGCTAGGAATACCAATAGCATAACCTTGCGGTGTAACAGCCTGATTTGGGTAAATGGTCAAATTTTGCACCACATTACCTTGACTATTTAAGACTTGAGCTTGATTGCCCTGTATTTGTACATAGTTAGCAACATTACCTTGTGGCGTAGTAATGACATAGGTTTGGGCCTGAACCGACCCAACCATTAAAAAAAGCAATAAATATTTCATGGTTATTGCTTTACAAACACAATGCAAGCAGGGTTTTCCCATTCAAAATACCCTTTGTTTTTTTCTGCAAACTTTAACAACTCAGGGTTTATGTACGGGTCGCCACCTCTGTATTCACCATAATAGTCAGCAGCATCATCGCCATTTTCAGCACTAATATACAACTGACCATCCCGTATAAACGACTTTGGTTCTTTGTAAACCTCAACCAAATTAGCACCAGCAAACTCAAAAGTCATAAGTTTTGGCAGCTTTTTTTGTAATAATTCAGCGTTCATTTTAATTTAATCTCCATCAAAGCATTACAAGCACTTTTTAACTGTTTTCTTAACGCAATGTTTTCGTTTTGCAAATCAAGTAATTGTTTTTCTAATACTTCAATTCTTGACTTGACCCTAGCTTTTTGAACTGGGTCACGACTTTGATTAAATACTAACTTTTGTGCGGCTAAACTTTTTTCTAAAATATTGCTATTCATATATCCCCCTTAAGCTGCTAATTTACCAACACAACCATACCCATAGCCGTCATCACCCATGCTATAGACCCGACCTGCTGTCTTACTAACTGCTGTATCACATAAACTTGTTTCTGCAACTTTGTTACTAATTATTCTTTGAATATCATAAGGAGCAAAACCTCTTTTTAAACTATCTGCGTTTTCAGAAACTTTGCTAATACTAGCTGCATTGTCGTAACTACTGACATAAACAGTTACTTCGTTGTCTAAGCCATATTCATTACACACATCAACAATTACGCCAGTTAAAAACACACTTGTCAATTTTCTGTTAACAAACACAAAGTCAGCACCAAATTTAACTTCTTCACCATCAAGATTTGCGTAATTTTGACCTTTGTAATCTTGCATACCATCAAAATAAGAACCTTCAAACACGCTAATTACATCTTCGACTTGTTTAGAAGTTGGGCCGTCAACATACGAAATGTTTATTGAAGCACCGCCAGCATAACTACTGCTTTTGACACTAAACTTTACGCCAGCAAACGATTCTTTTAAAGCTGCTCTAATCAACTTTGCTGTATCTACTACGCTAATGTATTTCATTTTGTTCCCCCGAAAAAATTAATCAACATACATAGGTTAAGCCAACTTAACATTTATTGCAAGCGTTTTATGCTGTGTAGCAAAAATACAACAAAGGTTTTTATGAGTTATATTTTGTACAAAACTTATACCTTATGGGTTATATATGTTACATAAAGTCGGTTTATATAACATTTATATAACTTTTCGTATGCGAATCGGTTTGTGAGGATTAAGGGCGTAATACTCCTATCCGTAGATAGGATGAATTATGCGACTTCGGATGTTTCGGACATCAGTCGTAAATAAATGATGGGTTCTTTTGCTTGTTCAGGTCTATGTATTACCAAGACTACCCAGTTTCCCCTGTCGTTAGACAATAGGACAGTTCCATAATTTTTGCTCATTTATCCGCAAAATATGGGGCATTGCTGCCGTTTCGCTTCTGAAGTATTTACGGCCTTTACCGCATCATCACGCCTGTGTGCGGGCTAGACAGAAAGAGAAAACCCCTTTGGGTTGCTCTAAGTTAGACCCGCTTAATAAATGACTCGAAAACATTTAGTAAACGCTCAGAACAACCCAAAAGGGTCTTATGGCTTCGAGTTAAATACTAAACAGGGTCTAATCTGCATACACAGTATAACATCAAATCAACGCAACTCAGGCCATATCAACTGGTAACTTTCAGGAAATAAGTCCTTACGGCTTACCAAACCCTTAGATTCCTGTTCTAGCAACGCCCCCAAATAAACCATTTTATCGGCTGGAATCCCTGTGTTTTTCCACATGGACACCGCAGGTACGCTAATTTTGCAGATTTTGGCTATTTTGGTAGGGCCACCCAGTAACTCGATAATTTGGCTATCGGTAAACACTTTTTTCTTACGCATTAAGCAAGTTTAACAAATAAACAACGCACATTCAAATAGTTTGCACATTTATTTAATTTGGCTTAATATATCAGTACAGCATAAGCTGTTTACTTTTGGAGATGATTATGGATGATATGCAAGAACTTTATAACGAACAGTTACAAGAGCAAGAACGCCTAAACATAGCTTTAGACAAGGCAGAGGATGGCGATATGTTGACTTTGGCAGAGATAGACCTAATCAGGTTTCATTGTGGCTTACCCAATAAGCGTAGGATTAGCCCCATTTTGGGTACGATTTTTGACGATTTTTCTAATATTTTTGGGGGGAAACAATGATTGTGACAGGCACAACTACAGAAAAAAAAGAGTTTAAGGTAGCCCCCGTAGGGTCGCATTTAGCTCGTTTATACCGAATTATTGACTTAGGTACACAGAAATCTGAGTACATGGGTCAAGTCAAGATGCTACGCAAAGTGAAGTTCTTTTGGGAGCTTCATGGCGATGACTTAAAGATTGAGGGCAAACCCCTTATCCAAACACGCAACTACACGCTGTCGCTAGGCGATAAGGCTTCGTTACGGAAGGACTTGGAATCTTGGCGTGGCAAATCATTTACCGATGATGAGTTGCGTGGTTTTGACCTACGCAATTTGTTAGATAAATGGTGCATGGTTACTGTTCAGCATAGAACCGCTAATAACGGCAATACCTACGCTGATGCGGTGGCTATTACTCCAGTTCCCGCAATCGTACAAAAAGCAGGTGTACCACAGGGCGTAAACCCTTGCATATTGTTTGACTTGCAGAAGTTTGACCAAGAAGTATTTGACAGCTTATCGCAAGGTCTAAAAGACCAAATCATGCTGTCAGCCGAGTACCGCAACACCTTTACCGATGTAAATAAGAAGTTGCAAGACGCAGCAATTATTGATGACGATGTTCCATTTTAAAAGGGGAAATGTATGAAAAAAGCACTCGCAATATTCGCAACATTTTTTGTAGTTGGTTTTGCAGTAGCCCAACAAGCAAATTGCTGGCAACAGTATGTTTGCGGTGGGGGCGGTTGCCAATGGGTAACAATTTGTCGCTAACTGGGGGAATTAACCTTTAGGAGTAAGCCATGAACCACATGATTAAAGACTTTATTGACCAAAAATATACAGTCAAGACCTTTCAAGAACGGGGCTACGATGAAGAAGTACCCATCATCGGATTTGCCCAAGATGACTTGGAAACTGTCATTAAGACTGTGGTTCAGGCTTGTGCCGACAGGGTTAAAAACTCAGACGATAGAATGGCTGTGCTACAGTTAATGTAATGTTTAACAGGGGGAATTATGTTAGTGAAAGAGAATACAAGTGAGAGCGGTCATTGGTACTTACCCGATGGCAGTCCAGCCTATCGCATCGTTGGCAAGAACGGCAAAGAAAGAAACTCAACTGTCAAAGACGCAAGAGAACATGGCTTACTGCCCTCAGTTACCACAATTATTGGTTGTGCGTCAAAACCCGCATTGGATGTATGGAAACAACAACAAGCCATATTGTCCGCTCTTACATTACCTCGTTTAGAGGGTGAATCTGAGGAAGATTGGCTAAGTCGAGTAGTTGCTGATAGCAAGGAAACTGCCAAGCAAGCTGCGGAACGGGGAACGCAGATACATGGGGTCATAGAAGCCTTCTACGAGGGCATTTACATACCTGAGCTACCACCCTATGTCCGAGCCGTAGAAAACGCCATAAACGAGCATTTTGGCTCACAGCTATGGATTTCTGAGAAGTCCTTTGCTTATGGTGGGTTTGGCGGTAAATGCGACCTAGTTGCCAAGTCAGGCTTTGTGGTTGACTTTAAAACAACTGAGAAAGACTTAGACAAGCTCGATTACTTCTTTGACCACCAAATGCAATTATCAGCCTACCGACAAGGGTTTGAGATGCCTAAAGCTCGGTGTGCGATTGTTTATGTCAACGCCCTACAAAATAAAGCTAAACTAGTAGAGATACCTGAAGATGACCTGAGAATTGGGTGGGAATGTTTTACCCATTTATTAGCGTTTTATAGGGCTAAAAACAAACTATAATGATTACGGGGTGGCGGCAATCCCCCTGCCACAATCTCCTTCACACTGAGGGCCACCCCACCTTTTCGCAGGGCGTTAAGCCATCGCAAGAGGATGTAGCAAGTAACGAATTTTGTGGCTTTCTGCGTTACATGAAACAGCTACCAAATCTGCCCTGTTGCTTTTTAGCCACACTATAAATAATTCTTGCACAAATAGTTAAGTTAGCTTAATATGGAGTCATTAACACAGGGGGAATTAAAATGAATACATTAGCAATAACACAAATAGGCGACAAAAAAGACCGCAAATATTTTGTTAAACAAGCATGTACTGATTTAAAAGCTTTTGTTGTTCAAGGTGTTGGTACAAATTTTTTAATTTTTGATAACGATAAACAAGTTGCAAAATTTAAAACATTTACAAATTGCAAAAATTACATTGCAAATTTATAAATAAGGGGGAAACTATGAAAGACTTTTTATTAGGTATGGTTGCAGGTGTGTTGGCATTTGGCATACCTGCTATTGTTTATGTAATAAGAACTGGGGGAATATCATGATTGGTACTGTAACGCTTGGCGATACACCTATTGATGTGTATGGCACAGAATTGCCTAGTGAGCCTGCTGTTGGCATCATGGGCAGCTATGTAGAGATTGAGGACTTAGAGGTGGGTGGCATTAGCATTTATGAGATGGTCGCTAATAACCCAATATTTGAACAAATCCAAGAAGCAATTAACGATATGGTGAACTCATGAACCCATTTGTAGCTACAATTTTATTTGTGTTATTTGCAGTAGTTTGTACAACTCTAGGTTATGGATTAGCGAGTTATCTATGAACATTCCATACAACAACGGCAAAGTACAAATCGGTAAATATTATGTGCCACCTAAGTACATTGAAACCGACTCCGATATGCTAGAGCTTCAGTCTTATTTAATTTACGACCCTGCCCGTCTAAATAGGGCGTATTGGACAGAAAAAGGCTTGTTATTACTAGGACTCTTTATTGTCTTGATTATTTTCCTCAAGAGCTAGTTTTCTAGCATCCTCAACCCGATTAAGCCATCCTTTAATAAAGCGAGCTTGGTCGGGTTTTCTTGCAACTATGCCTTGATAGAAGTCTGCCCTAGCGTCTGAAAACTTTGCAATAAGGTCTTTAGGGTTTGCATCGTTAATTGCTGCCATAGTCTTTGGCCCGATAACTCCATCAGCCACGCATCCAATCGCTTGTTGTAAAGTCTTAACGCTTCGCCCTGTCCCTGCATTAACGGCAAAATCAAATACCACATAATCAAGTCCTTTCGGTAAGACTTCACAGTAGCTAGGATTCCAATACTTTAATTTGTACATTGGGGCTATTTTTTCGGGGGTTAGAGCCTTCATATCGGCTTCGGTGACAGGATGCCCTACGAATTCTTCCCAAACCCTCTGTGTGACCCCTAAATTGGTTCTACCACCTGAGTCCAACGGGTCGTTACTGTAACCACCTTCGTGCTTCAATATACGGGCTAAACAGTCCTCAAATCTCATTTCTTCGCTTTCATTTCAATAATCTTTTCAGCCGTTCTACCACCAAAATAAGCTAAGAATACAATTTGACCCCATTGACCAAGCAACTGGACATAGTTTTGGTTAGCATCGTAGCCAAAGGCAGACATCATAGCGAATAGGAAATAAGCCCCAAATATAGCGATTAAAGCCATTGGGCGGATGTTTTTGGATAACCAACTGTCACTAGACATATCGGCTTCCCAACGCTTTGTAACTTCTTGGGCTTCGGCTATATCGGCTTGCATCTTAGCCAGTTCGCCTTCTTGTTGGAGTTTTACCAGTTCTAACTGAGCTTTAGCCTTTGCTTCGGGGTCAGGAATAAGCTTGTCGATGAGCTTTGTGCCAATATCAAGAATTGCTGTCAATGGAAACATTATTTATAACCCCATACTAAAAAGTAAGCTATTACGCCAGCTACCGCAAAACACCAAAACTGTGCAACTTTAGCTTTGTTTAAATCTTTGTTAAATTCTTTCTGAAACTCTTTTTCTTGCTTCTCTAACTTAGCTTTTAACGCTTCGACTTCTGCCCATCGTTTGCCGTATTTCTTAAGAAAGTCGGCTCTAATTTGTGCTTCTTCTCGCCTAACCCGTTCTTCGTGTTCCCATTGAATTAGGACTCGTTTTAAGAACAGCTCTTTGCGTACTTCGTTTTCTCGTAACTCTCTGCGTCTATCTATGTTCCTTTGTACTGCAACATCGGTAGCTTCTTTTTGTACATTCTCAATACTTTTAGACAGTTCTTTAGCCGATTGACGGCTTGTATCAAGGTTACTGGTTAGGGTTTTAATCCCTTCGTGAAGTTCCATAGTTTCATTTTGGCAAAGACCACCCATGCGTAGATAGGTAGGCATAACCTAAACCGCCTACAAAGACATAAAAAATAGTACGGATAGAGAACCAACCAAACTGGGTTACTTTCTCGTTTAACCATTCTTTAATGGCTTCCTTAACGATTTCTTTTTCAATCTGGTTAGCCATTTTTCTTCCTGACAGTCTTAGTAGGAGTCTTTTTGACCGCAGGTTTTCTAACTGTTTTCTTAGGCGTGGCCTTTATTGTGCCTTCCCAATCATTGAGTAAAGTTAGCCAATGCACCTTTTTGGTGTAGCCCATCTTATCAAAAACCCAGTCAATTATGAACATAATGTCACCTATGCAAGTTCTACCCAAGAGGTTGTAGCTTCATCCCAATTATATCGCTTAGGATTCTCTGCTGTGCCTACATCGGTAGGATAAGGTACTGGAGCACTCCATAAACAGGTTTCTTCACTCATTACCCAACTTGGGAATGGCTGTGGTGGAATAAAGGCATCTCGTTGGCTATCGTATGTGTAGCCGATACCAGCGTAGTTTTTTCGCAAAGGTCTGCCTTCAGGATGTTGTCCACCATGAGTATTGTAAGAAGTCTGTACCCATCCATGACCAAAGATGCCACTATCAATGACATCTTGTTCCGCTACGATGACTTGGACTACTACTCCGTTTTCTACTTTTGCAAAATGCGACATGATTGCTCCTTTTAAGCTGTATATGAACCTGATGCTGTGTATTTAAGAATGGTATTGCTACCAGATGTGGTTACTGTTGGGTTGCCTGTGGTTGTGCCTGAGTATCTTGATGTTGGTATAGATAGGATAACAACACCAGAGCCACCAGCACCAGCAGTTGTGTATAAGCCACCTCCACCGCCACCTGTATTAACTGTTCCAGCAGTTGCTGTACCAGAACCTCCATCACTACCACCACCATTACCGCCACCGCCTGTTCCACCAGCACCACCAGTTCTTCCACTTCCATAAACTCCACCACCACCACCTCCAGCATAAGTAACAGAAGAGCCAGTAATAGAAGATGCAGTTCCGTTTCCTCCTACTCCTCCAACAGTACTAGACGCAGCACCGCCAACTGCACTAGCACCGCCACCGCCACCGCCTGAAAAATTACTGCCATCTGTGGTTTGTGAAGCTCCACCATTATTACCTTGAGATGGAGAAGCTGTTGGTGTGTTTCCATTGCCAGCTCCAGTAGTGTATCCACCACCTCCACCAGAACCTCCGTTACTTCCTCCAGTTGAGTTTCCTCCTCCACCACCTCCACCAGCAGCCGTATATGATGAAAATACTGAATTAGAACCACTATTACCAGTATTTCCACCACCAGAATTAACAGTTCCGCCAGCACCGATTGTAATTGTGTAGCTTGTTCCTACGCTAAGTGATTCTGTTCCAGTTCTAAATCCACCAGCACCACCACCGCCTGTTCCACCAGCACCACCACCGCCAACAACTAAAAAAGATATTGGCACTAATGGTATTAACGAGCCACTACTATTAAAGGTATGGATAGTATTACCGCCAGAGGTTGTTACTGTTCCACCGCCAAATGCTTGTGAGCCAGCGTAAGAGATGATTACTACACCGCTACCGCCTGAACCAGAAGCACTAGAGCCACGCCTTCCACCGCCACCGCCACCAGTATTAGCAGTTCCATTACCAGCAGGGTCAACTCCAGCTCCACCAGCTCCTCCACCTCCAGAACCACCCGTACCGCCAGATGATGAACCAGCACCACCTCCACCACCAGCATAGGTTACAGAAGAACCGCTTATTGACGATGCAGTGCCATTTCCGCCATTTCCACCAACAGTAGAGGTTGCATTACCACCAGTAGCACTAGCTCCTCCACCTCCACCACCAGAACCGCCATTTCCAGCTCCACCATTATTGCCTTGCCCAGAAGTTCCTGTTCCGCCATTTGCATTCCCAGCACCACCACCGCCAGAACCACCATTACCACCAGTTCTATCTGATAATTGACCACCAGCACCATAACCACCAGCCGTTGATGTTATCGATAAAAATACAGAATCGCTACCAGAGCCACCATCACCATTTCCACCACCACTAGAGGAAGTTCCAGAAGCTCCACCAGCACCAACAGTTACTAGATAAATAGAGTTGGTATCAATTGTTATTCCAGAGCCAGTTCTAAAACCTCCAGCACCACCGCCACCTCCAGAACCTACACCGCCTCCAGAGCCACCAGCCACGACTAAGCAACTTGCTGTCAATGATGACAATGGGTTTAATGCACCAGAAGAAGTAAAGGTATGGATATATTTACCGCCTGATACAGTAACAGTTCCACCGCCAAATAATTGAGTTGCAGATGTGTAGGAAACAATGACGATTCCTGAACCGCCTGATGCACCAGCAGAACTACTATATTCAGCACCACCACCTCCACCGCCTGTGTTTGCCGTTCCGCTAACACCATTAGCACTAGTTGTACCGCCACCTAAACCACCACCACCTAGTCCTCCAGCACCGCCTACACCGCCACCAGCAGCATATGTACCACCTCCACCGCCACCAGCGTAATATGTTGATGTTCCAGAGATAGATGAAGTTAAACCAATACCGCCAGCACCTGCTGGGTTGTTACTTAAAGAACCTGCTGCACCTGCTCCACCACCGCCACCGCAACCATAAGGCTGACCGCTAACATTTGAACCAGCAGCACCATTGTTACCTTGCCCAGCAGTTCCTGTGCCACCTGCTGTGCTTCCAGAACCAGATTGGCTTGGACCACCGCCACCTGAACCGCCATTTTGACCAACAACAGAAGATGCACCATCTTGTGAACCGCCAGCACCACCGCCTACTGAAGCAGTAACAGATATTCCTGTACCAGTAATTGTTGAATTGTTACCATTTGCAAATGGAGTTCCACCAGCACCAACAACTACTGTATAAGAATTGGTAAGAGTAAGAGAAACTGTGCCTGTTAAAAAACCACCAGCACCACCACCAGCACCACGATTACCACCAGTAATAAAACCACCTCCACCACCTCCAGCTACTTGCAGATAATCAGCAGTAACAGTCTGTAGTCCTGTCCATCCAAACGCTGCTAGTGCTGCTGCACCAATTTTAGATAAGCGTGGCATTGTTTACCTTATGCGAATTTAGTTACAGAAGCAAACACAGTAAAGGTTGCACTTCCTGTTTTGATAATCACATAAGTATAACTGTCTATTGAACTAGCATTACCGCTAGTCGGGGCAGAACCACCTTGCCATTTAGGAGTAACAGAAGAACCATCTATTTGCACAGCAGAATTATAATATGCTGTAGAGCCATTTGTAACTAAGAAAGTGGCAGACAAAGACTCGCCTGTAGACATAAGAGTGTCTAAAGAAGTTCCGCTAGAACCCCTAAAATTGACTGTAAAGTTACCACTAGCATCGGTTGTGTAGTACAAGACCGATTGAGTAGTTACATCATAGTTAATTGTTCCTGTAGCTGCCGTTGCGGAAACTGTGGCAACTTCTTTAATATTGGTAAATTTAGATGCTGCAACACTTGTAGAACCAGAAAATGTTTGTAAGGCTGTAAATGAGTTTGCCACATTGGTTACAGGAATATTTGCAGCAGCTAGGCTAGTTGCCCCAGTTCCACCATTGGCTGTACTTACAGGTAATGTAAGGGCTGCCACAGATGCACTTGCCAATAAAGTAACCACATTAGAACTATTTTTATAATATAGTTTTCCATCGGCAGTATTTATGGCCAATTCACCAGCAACTAGATTGCCAGCAGTCGGTATATTAGAAGCCGTAGTTGAGTAATAAAGTGAAATTGGGGTGTAGCCTGTTTGTGCCATGATTTTTCCTTAAAATATACCGCCAAATATACCAGTTACAGCCGTTACTGTACCCGCATTTTGTATGTCATTACCGCCCATTTTTAATGCTCCAGTAGCGGTAGTTTGACCATCTGCTGCCAAAGAATCCGTAAGAGCAGAAGCTATGTCTGCTAATGTGTTATTAGCCCATGTACTTGCAATGGTTGTGCCTGTTACTACGGGATTACCCGCAGGTAGGGAATATGTGCCTGACCCGTTTCTACTCATTTCTGCTCCTCTTGTTTTTTGCCTGCTCGCATTAATGCGGCTAATTTATTAACATCGGACTTTCTCATTTTAGTGGCAGCAGCCCTAGCACCATAAGCACCAGCAGTTAACCCTAACCCTAATGGGCCACTAACGGCAGTCGTTAATATAGATGGCAATATGCTACTAACTGAGCTTGTCGGGGCGAATTTACCAAAAATACGAACCACATTCTGCATATTAGAGCCACGAACTGCTTGTTTAATTGCTTCTTGTTCTTCAAGCGTAAACAAACGCATACGCTTCTCGTTGGTTGCTAGTTTTTTAAGCTCGTTATATAAAGCGTTTTCTAAGCCTGATTGAGAAAACTTGCCTTTCGTTAATTCGGCAGTTTCTAGCATATCGTCAAAAATTTCAGCCTTACTCATGCGACCATAAACATCCCTAGCTTCTTTCCAAGCCTGTAAACCTTGTTTATCGCCAGCTTTAATAGAAGTTTCAGGAATATTTAGCACATAGTCATCAAACTTGTCTTTAAGAATGGTTGCCAAGCGTTTTTCTTCAAGGTCAGGACTTTTTTGTGCCCCTTGAATAAACTTACGCAAAGTCTTTAATTCATTAAAATCTTTAGGAATTTTGGCGTTTTGAAGTTCGCTAAATGCTACTTCTAATTTAGAATATGAGCGTGGGTCGTAACCTTCTTCACGCAAATCTTTGCTAAAAGTTTTCATGGTATTTGAAAAGTCTTTAGCGTTTAACTCAACATTAGATTCTTTGGCTTGCTTAAATAATTGGCTAGACCTTGTTGCTAATTCTTCAGCAGATGGGGCTGTAGCAATACGCATTTCTACCTCAGATGGCTCTCTACGCAATAAATCAGCTACTTTTTGAGGTGCAGTTTTTACTACCTGTGGGACTGCTTGTACCGCTTGGCTTACAGGTTGCACTACATTTTGTCTAACTGTGGGTACGCCAGTTGAAGCCATACGAGCATAGCTAGGCAACATACCTGTAGGCAATACTGGTGGCAATTTAGACGCTTCAAACGCACTACCAATGCTTTGCAATATGTCTTGGCTTACGGGGCTTGTAGGCTGATAAGTAAATTGTTGGGCTAATTCAGGTCTATCTACACGCTGATTTGTGCCTTGTTGGATGTTTTGAACAATACCTTTACCAACGCCTAAAAATGGTGCAACAGCCCCAGTAACCATAGTTGCAGGCACTTCATACAAAGCTTTAACTTTGTCAGCCATTGTGCGTTTTGGTTCGGGTCTTACTTCAGGTTGTGGGGTTTGAGAAACAAGAGTTGGCACATCAGTATTAATGATGTTTGAACCCAATTTTTGCTTTGGTTGGGCGTTATATAGCTTTTTTGCTTGAGCAATAACATCTTCTTGACTAGCCCCAACAGGGCCAATCAATGTTATTTCCTTACCATCAGGAGCAACGACTGTATATTCTTTTTCAGCCATTATTTAACTCTCCAACCGCCTTGTTGGCTTGGTGGCATACCAGCCCGTTTACGAGCCAATTCCATGCCTTTTGTGACATTTTCTTCAAATTCTCTTGCAGCTTTAACAAATTCAACCTCTGACTGAGCCAAACTCATTCTGTTTAAGGCGGCTGTTGCTTTAGCACCTTCTTGCTCAGTAATTTGACCTGAACCTCTTAAATTTTCGTAAGCAGTCAAGAATGTTTGACCGCCAATTTGTTTTAAGCGTTCTTTAAAGTCAGTTGTATCGGTTGCTGGCAAGAATCCAGCTAAACCAAATCCACCAGTAATACCGCTTACACCAACAGCAGTATTAAATCCAGCATGGGGAGCTATTTTGCCGTATTGGATGCTTTCTTTACCTGTTTTGGGGTCTTTAACAACTTTTGCATCACCAATTAATGCATTAACATTATTGATAGTGTCTTGCATGAAACTGATTGCGGCAGGTGCTTTTTCAGCATATTCAGCTTGGCGTTTTTGAGTATCAACAAAAAGCTGTTTATTGGCTTCATTTCTTGCTTGTGGTGACATATTTGGGCCACCCGTATAAGACGCTTGTGTCATAGTTGGTTGATTGCCAACAGTAGGTTGACCTACAGTTTGACTTACAGGTTGACCTTGACCACCACCTACAACTTGGTTAGGCATAAATTGGACATTCCCACCATAACCGCCTGTTTGTGGTCTTGCACCGCCTGATGGCAAAGCCATTCCAGTTTCGTATTGGAATTTTCGACCTTCTAATTCAGTAAATGCAGGTTTTGTGCCACCTTCAATAAAGGTAGATAACGGATTGGCAGCGTTGTAGTCAACCCAACCTTTTCTGACAGAACCATCAGGATTTGGCAATTCTGCTTTTTCCCATTTTGGCCCTTCAGTCAATTTCTTCATAGCAAGTTGCTGTAAAGCAGGGTTGTAAGCAGTAGAACCAAACAAGTAAGCTGCTTGAGGGTCGCCACCAGCACGATAGGTCTGAGTAGGAATGTTGCCACCAGTTTGAGTTGGCCCAGCTTGCTCAAATGTTTGTTCTTTGCCACGCAAAATATCACGATATTGATTCATTTCACTAGCGTACTGTTGACGCAATGCTTTAGCCAAATCAGCACTAGCTTTTTCACCTTTTTCGGCAAGTTTAGTACCTGCATAAGTTTGAAACATTGGTGCGGCATATTGAAAGAAGCTAGGTGCAACATAACGCCCACTAACCATTTGTCCTGACGGCATAGCCTGACCCTGTTGCATCAGCATTTGAGCCATCTGCTGTTGGCGGTTTAACGCTTGTTGTTGCTGTAGAATTTCGGGTGGTAAATTACCGCCTACATTAATCATGGGTTGTGCCATATTAGAACTCCTGTGCCGCTAACATTCTGCTTTGTTGCGAATATGGGTCTGTGCCATATTGCTGAGAAACATTGTATTGGGTATATGGGTTATAAGTCCCCATACCACCCATTTGTACATCTAGTGCGTTTATTTGCTCTTGTGTCTGTGGCTTGCGTAAGGCATTTGCCATAGCTAATTGGTTGTAACCAGCCCCTACTTGCTTACCATCAACAGTCATTCCCGCTTGATTAGTCAAGTTCATACCTTGTTGCAAAGCCGCTTGTTGCATAGCTTGTTGTGCCCCAATGTTTTGATAAACAGGATTTAACCCACCTAAATCTTGGGTTTGTGGCATTTGTTGAATGTAGGGGTTGTACATATTCATGGTAATAGTCCGTAATCTACGACTTTATAGCCGTCATCGAGGGTTTTAACTGCATAAGGGAATACTTGCTCTACTTCTTGTGCCATTACACCAACATGGATACCTTCACCTGCTAATGGGTGCGATTTCACTTCGTCTATGTATTCAAAGCTATAAAGAGTCAAGCCGTTATCCATTACACCGATTGCTTTAATGTTTTCTTTAAGTCTGACATCTGACATCATCATTGCAGAACTGCCTAAACTAAATAAACCTTGATTGAGGTTAGCTTGGGCGGCTTGTTTGGCGTTAAAGTCACCCATTTGGGCGTTGTAACCCATCTGTGCAGCACCTAATATGTCAGGGCCAGCAGTCGTAGCTTGTTGGGCAGAATTAACGAATTGTGGGCCTTGCACCTGTGCACCTGTGCGAACCGCAGATAGGGTGTTTAGTGGCTCGTTTCTAAGGTAGGCTTGCTCTTGCAATGCAGACTGACGGGCTTGCTGACCAACACCAAAACCTTGAGTTGTAGCAGCAGCTAATAAATCATTCTCACGCTGTCCTTGCATACGCATAGCGTTTTCATACGCCTTAGAGCCAATATCAATGCCTTTGTTGGCTAAGTCTTGTGCTAATTGCTCACGACCCATTTGTAATTGGGGGGCAAGGCGTTGCATATAAGCTTCTTGGTAAGTCTGACTAGGATTAAACCCTGTGCTTGGTAATTGGCTTACATCAAACGGGGTGTTGAGCATATTCTCAACATAACCCAATCCTTGACCAGCAAGTCTGCCTAATCCAAGACTTGTTTGGTTTTGATAATCAAGAAGTTGTTGTTGTTCAGGGCTTAAGGTTTGAGTAGCAGTCCAAGTAGGATTGCCATAAGGGTCAGCACCAGTAACAGCGTAGTTAAGATTGCCATAAGGCGTTACTTGGTTTACTCGGTTAGCCGCAGTTGCTAGTCTAGCCGCATCAATATTACCTGCAGCCGTTTCTTGTGCAGCAGCCCTGTAATCAGGAGCAGCAGGGGCACTTGGAGCAGGCCCTAATCCTAAAAATCCACCACCACCCATACTATTCTCCCTTGTTTAAAGAGCATCGGATGTTAAGAAACCGACACTCCTCTTTTCTCATAGCCATAATCACTAAATCACCACTCATGTGGGCATCAGGTATTTCAGCTACAACCTTAAAGCCCAAATGTCGGTTTAACTTTAGGGCATCTGTGTTATCAGCACAAATTTGCCCTAGTATAACGCTAACTCCAAGTTTATTAAAGGGGTAATCAAATACCGCCCATATAAAATCTTTACTAGCCCAATGCTCACCAACACTACCAATATGAATCTCACACGCCTTTGGCATAAAGTTGGTATATCCTGCCACCGCTACCAAATTGCCGTCTTTTAACTGCCCAATACATTGGGTGGTTTCAGGTAGGGGAAAGTTAAGTATCCGAACCAGCCATTCCCCCAAATATCGCTGGTTTTCAGTAGTAACAGTCCTCACAGTACCCCGCCACGCTCCATTACATAGTCAGTTGATGCCCAATGAAAGTCAATATTTTGCGATGCCACATTCAGGCTAATTGAGCCTGCGTAGCCTATTCCTGTCACGCCTTGCCATATCTTTGTTGTAATTAATGCACCGCCCCAGTTAGCGTTATCCCACAAAGCTGTGTCCCAAACCCCAACATCAAGAACACTAGGGTTAAAAGAGATTTGGTTGGTTAAAGGTACTGTTTCATAATCGGTGCTTAGACCGCATAAAACAGTCGGTAAGCCATTATCGGACTGTAGGATAGGGCGTACCATAGTAAAGCGTTTTTGTTGCCCTCTGGAGTCAAAATACGAGTAAGCTTGCTGTACAAAAGCGGTTATGTTTGTGCCTGCATCAGAAAATGAGTCATAAAAACGGGCTACATAGCCATTTCCACCAAAATACATATCTTCATCACTCATTTCCCAACAATTTGCACCAATATTGGTAAATCTACACCAAGACTTTGTAATGTTGTGCATTACATATTGCTCAGAACCGCCTGTTACGGGGATATTGAGAATAAGCATATTATATTTAGCTAAGTAGTTTATCTGCCAACCAAAATTAGCGGAATAAGCGTCTGCCGCTTGGCTTATCGCAAAGAAAATCTTGTCGGTAATGTTAACTCGTGGGTCTAAACGGGTGGATTGTAGTCCTGCGGATAGGGGTACTAAGCCTTGTTGGGTCAATAATAGGATGTCACCACCATATTTAAAGACGCATTTACGGGCAAAAGTCTGTCCAATGTTCCAAATACCAATTAAAGCCCAATCTGCGGGGTTTGATGGGTCTGAACCCTTGTAAACAGCCACTTCTCCGTTACTTGTAACGAATACAGCTAGGTCATCGACCCCGTATCCAGCGTCAATAGTCCAAGTTCCCATTGCTTGTAAGTAGCCACCATTTTTAAAGATGCCACCAAGAGGAAACTCGCTTACTGCCCCGTTAATTGAATCTACAGGCAAATACCAAAAACTAAGGGAGTTTTTTTCTACAAAGTACAGACGCTCTTTAAACAAGTTTACATATGCAAATGTATTAGAGTTTTTACCTGTAATGTAATAATCAATTGTATAAGTACCTACAGTTGTGGCATCACCGCTTGGGGCAGTCGCCATCGTATAAGTGAGGGTCGTACCACCCGTTACAGTAATGCGATAAGTTCCATTAAATTCAGCAGGTATAGCTCCTGCTACTGTTATGGTGTTGCCTGTAACCAATCCATGAGCTACAGCAGTTGTTAGGGTAGCGGTTAGGTTGCCTGTGCCACCCCTAGTAATTGTGCTAATGGTTTGGGCGGTGCTTGTCGTAGCACTTCTTGACCATCTTGTACCATCATAGACCACCATTGGGTCAACCCCGTTAACGGCTGGCATAAACGAACCACCAGCAGTTGTAATCATGGAATGAACCCACTTGCCATCGGTGTTACCTGTAAGACTAACAGTAGCCGTAGAGGTGCTGGTATCGTAAATAGTTGTTGTATTAGTAGCAAAGAGCTTAGTAACTGATGGGCTACTATAACTCATTAAAGACAAGACTTGCCCTGTAATACCTGTAGAAATCTTGGTGTAACCTTTTCTGAGGGTCACATCCGTAGGCGTAGGAAAGAAGTTGACCATCTGAACCGCATCCAATGGGTTCATTTCTGCCAAAGAATCCCTTGCGTTCCAACCACCAATAGGGGCTGGTAAGGAAGCTGTAACTGCCCGTCTTTGTTGAGCTACAGCCATGTTTAAGTCCCGTAGCCAGTATCAGGAATGTTAGCGTAACCGATAAGCACCTTCGTTGGGTAGGGTGCAAACGACAGATTGGCAGAGCCTTTATCGTTGGCTTTAGCGACATTCAGATAGCGGAAATAGTCTTGTTGCAATGAAGTAGTATCAAAGCCTTTAATTTGGAAATATTTAAGTTTTGTACCTAAAACCATGACTGTATCGTCAAATATGGTCGTGTCGGTATCAGCCGTAAAGCTGTTCTTTACTTGGTCGGTAGAACTTCTAGCCCAACCTTTTGAGCGGTATTCAAAACCTAAATACTCTTGTGTGTTATATGGTGGCCAAATTTGGAACTTATCGCCTAGAATACGC